GAGAGATTCATCGAGTCCTGAAACACCCGAAATGGCGATGGCCATGAATATTGATACCGCTTGTCGAGAGTGGTTTCATCATGGTCGAGACACGTACGAAAAACGAGTCTCCGAGATGCGCCAAGTCGCCAATGAGATGGGTATTTATTACCTTACAACTCAACTCGACCGCACATATGCGGAATGTGTGGATGAGTGGCGAGAAAAATACGAACCGCAGACTGAGGATGTCGTTAAACCTTACCCCGTAGAGACCATGGGGTTTGTAAATAAAGTTGAAGAGTCTATTACGCAATTGGATACCACAATTGGTGGGGATGTGCGAGTCCCAGCGATTGTAGGCTTTGTGTAATATGGTGAGATCGTTTTCTAGCGATGGGTTCGCCAGCCCAAAAGAGCACACACGGCGACGGAACGTGACCCTGTTCCGTTGATTGTACATAGTGGGTTACAAAAACTGTAAATTTAGATAGTATATATGAAACATTAGATATAGCTGGTGAACTATACAAACTCACTGCGAAAGTTAACACTATTGAGGAAAAGTTGACTCTCGCTGAAGAGCGCGGCCGTACCGTCGCTCTATTAGAAGAGATCTTGCAATTACTCACACAGCAGGATTTTAGACCTCAAGCCGGTTTGGAAGTGAAATATAAGGATGTCAATACAGACACCCCTAATGTGGCATTTCTAGATCAACACGGTGGCATAAATACCACCATAGTTGGAAAGAAGGACAACACGCGAAATTTGACAGACACACCTGAAGTTAGTCTGGACAAATTTTTCGAACGTCCAATTAAAATTCTCCAACGAACCTGGACCGTAGGAGCTGGTGTAGATACCATTTTTAATCCTTGGGAATTGTTCATGACAAACGATCGTGTGCAGAATCGCATGACTACGTATGCGTTGACGCGAGGCGATTTACATTTGAAGTTCGTTATCAACGGTAATGGGTTTTACTATGGTAGGGCCCTTGCCGCGTATTTGCCTTTCGAATCTTTTGACTCAATGACATTTCAATCGGATTTTTGGGATCTCACTACTGCAACACAGAGACCTAAAGTGTTTTTGAATCCCACTACATCAATGGGAGGAGAACTGACAATTCCATGGCATTTCTATCGGAATAATTTAGATGTCACTAACACACTAACCGGTAACCAATTTGCGGATATTGGAGTGGTGTGGTTGCGGTCTTTGAATACACTGTTGCACGCCAATAGCACTGCTGGCAGTGTGACAATTAGCGTATTTGCGTGGATGACAAATGTTGAAATGGCG